TATGCCACTCTATCTCCAATGGATTTCATGAATCAAATAGCAGCTTATTTAATTGATGAACTTCCTGCCATGCTTGACCCAAGAAAAGATACAGATCTTTTAAATCTTAGAGATGAAATGCTTGGATCTGTAAATAAAACCAAATATCTATTAACTTTAAAGTAAAACAATGAATATATCGGTAAATTTTAGCAACGAGATTCGCGCCGCAAAAGACAAGAAAGCTTTAAACAAGCCTTTCAGAACATCAAAAGGGCCTAAAAAGTTTTCTGTTTACGTTAAAAATGAAAAAGGCAACGTCGTAAAGGTGAACTTTGGCGATCCAAATATGGAGATCAAGCGCGACGATCCAGCCCGTAGAAAGAGTTTTCGCGCTCGCCATCAATGTGACACTAATCCCGGCCCTCGTTGGAAAGCTAAATATTGGTCCTGCAAAATGTGGGAATCTAAAAAATCAGTTACCGATTATACTACAAAAGGATCTATAGATGACGTTGTTCATCAATGGGATGGCATCACTCTTTGGGAAGAATCTGATCTTCTTAAAATAGCTCCACATTTATCTCAAGCTCAAGAAATTACTGAAGAAATTGAGAACGAGTCCGAAGAAGGAAACGAAGAAGCTGCTGAAATGGCTATGGCTCAATTGGCTTACATAGCAGATAATTCTAAAGATCTTCTTGAAAAGCTTCGCGCCAATCCATCTATGACTGAAGAAATTGAACCTTGGGTTCAAAGCAAAATCACATTGATGGAAGATTATCTTTTCGCTGTATACAACTATCTTGTTTATTCTCAAAAAGAAGATGAAAAAGAAATGGAAGTTGAGAATGAAATAGAAGCTGGTATGCGCGTATTAAATATTAACGCTTCTTGTAAACATTACAACAGCGAAGGCTTTATTAAAGAAATTAAAGATCTCCCAAATGATATGGGCAAAGTAGTTGCTTATGAAGTCATTAACGAAGGAGCTAATTTCAAAAAGGGCGATATTTTAACAAAAACAATAAACCAAATTAAAATCCTAGAAGGTAACAAATAATATGAAATCAAATCTAAAATTCGATAATAAAAATTTCGTCGCTGAAGTTTCACTTTCAAATATGATTGAAGAAGATGAAATGGAAATGCATAGCGAATATATGAGCGAGTGTATGCTCAAAGATGAATCTTTGATCAATACCGCTGGTATGTCTACAAGTGACGCTAAGTATATGTGCGGCATGTCATACATGAAAAACCGCCCAATGCTTAATGAGATGGCAGGTCAATTGACCGAAAAACAAAAAACCCTTCCTCCCGCTCTTCAAAAAGCTATTCTAAAAAGAATGAGCAAGAAAGGGAATTTGAATGAAGAAGGAAAGAAAGAAGCTGGTGAATCACCAGAATCTGAAAAGTCTGAAGCTGCTCAGATAGCTGTTTTCCCAGAAACCCCCGCTCCCCCATCAGGAAACATTACTCCAGATGCAGCTATAGAAGGTTTGAAAATAGATGAAAAGCTAAAAGCAGAGCAAGAAAAATCTGCTCCAAAAAACCCAGGTCTACAAAGTCCTACGTTCGATCCAAAAGCTTAATTTAAATAAAACCGCTAGGCAACTAGCGGTTTTTTGCTATTGACAAGTCTCATATTCTTGCGTAACCTTTTGAGGATGAATAAAAGAGAGCTATTAAATAAGCTTTTGCATATTCCTAAAAAAGTTCATCCATCGTTCTGGGGCAAACAATTCAGAATACTTAATTCTCTTCTCAAAAAGTTTCCAGATATGAAATTCTGGGAACAAGTTGTAGTTGTAAGAGTTGATTGCCTCACTTTATATGCTGGAGAAGATGCCAATGGAATAGCTGATAAATATAAGAAATATATTTTTCAACCTGAATTAAAGAATATAGAATTTCAGCTTGGCGAAAAAGCTGGACAAGACTATAATATTACGGTAAAACCTAGAACAATTAAAGACTTTCTAAAATGAGTAAAAAGAATAATAAAGAAGAAGTAGATATCAGTAAGATCACAACATCTCAAGATCAGCTAAAAAGCTTCTTGAAGCAAAATAAAGAATCTCATTATAATTATGAACCAACTATAGACTACAAGGTTTCAAGCGGCAGTCTCCTGCTTGATTACTTTCTAGCTGGTGGTATCGGTACTGGATTGCATCGATTCTGTGGAATCAATGAAGGAGGCAAAACGAGTTGCGCTCTTCAATTCATGAAGAACTTCTTAGATCAACCTAAGAAGCGCAAAGGATTTTATATCAAAGCTGAAGGTCGATTGAGCAATGAAATGATTACTCGCTCTGGAGTTAAGTTCGTATTTAATGAAGAAGACTGGGTTGAAGGCACATGTTTCGTTTTTGAATCGAATATTCATGAAACTGTATTTGATGCAATGCGAGAACTAGTTGGTAAGAACGACGAGAAGATGATGTATTTCTTTCTGTTAGATTCTGTGGACGGTCTAATTAGAAAAGGAGATCTTGATAAAACATTTGAAGAGTCGCAAAAGGTCGCTGGCGGCGCAGTAATCGCAGCAGATCTTATGAAGCGCATGTCTATTGCACTTCAAAAGCGTGGGCATATTGCAGTATTTATTTCTCAAGTTCGCGCTGACATCAAGCTTGATCCATACAGCAAGGCTCCAATTCGTCAAACCACTGCTACAGGTGGTAATGCTTTGCTGCATTTTGCTAATTGGATTTTTGAATTCGATGCCCGTTTTAAAGGCGATCTAATTCTTGAAGATCCTAATGCTTCTTACGATGAGCAAAAGAATCCATATCTTGGACACTTTGTGAAGATCGTTGTTAAGAAATCTCCAAATGAAAGAACTAACTGCACTATTCGATATCCAATTAAATATGGAAGAAAGAATGGTACTTCTAATTGGGTAGAAAAGGAAATCTTTGATTTTCTAACTATGTGGGAAATCGCTATTAAGAAGGGAGCTTGGATTAGCTTTGATGAAGAGTTTCTTAATACTTTAAAGGAAGCTGGCTTTACAGAATTTCCTGCTCAAATTCAAGGAGCAGCTAAGTTTGAACAAATTGTCAACGACAATGAAAAACTTAAGAATTTCTTCTTTAAGTATATCAGCGAAAACCTACTAAATTTTGGCGATGGAATTTCTATCTCTGAGTAATAAAAAGAAACGTTGCAAAAACGCTCGCAACTATTTAACAGATTGGAAAGCTGATAGTCGCAGTAAATTTCAAACTGAAGTTAAGAAATTTCTACGAGGCTATTGGCAACACAATATTGTGTTTGAAGAGTTTCCAATTGTTGGCACTCGTCTTACCTTGGACTTTTATAATGCTAATAAAAAAATAGCTATAGAAGTTCAAGGTAGGCAACACACTGGTTTTGTTAAATTCTTCCATGAAAATAGAATGAATTTTCTTCATCAATTAAATAGAGACAAGAAAAAAGAACGTTTCTGCGAACTTAATGAAATTACACTTGTAACTATTTTCGAAAACGATACAATAAATAAAGACCTTTTCGAAAGTCAAGGTGTAATATTATAACATGAAGAAGGACTCTCAATCAGAGAATTTTAAACAGTTTAAAATTCCTGAAAACTATTTTAATAAACTCTATGAGTTCACTGGGTCCGATGAATCCTCAAAAGGATTTATAGTGGCTTACGTCTCTCAAGATGGATGTCCCATGATTTATACTAAAGTTGCTAATCCAATCGTAGAAATGGGACTAGTCAAAGCTCTGGAAAAATATTTAGACGAGGTAAACAATGAGCAAAATTCCATTGACATGAGTGATGAGCCATGATAATGTGCGGTCGGAATGATTTATTCGTATGATTTAGAGACTCAGTTGCTCGCTGGACTGATTAAATATCCAGAAAGATACGCAGATGTCGCATCTTTCGTGACAGAGAAAGACTTCTGGAGTGAAAGCTCTAAGATAAATAGAACTATTTTTTGTGTGCTTCGTCAAGCAATTGACAATGGTGAAAAAATTGATGATGTAGTAATATCTCAAAGAGTAAAGAATTTTGGGGTAACTTTTGAGGACAATATCAATCCATCTGATTATATTGAATCTTTGTCTCTCAAGAAGTTATCCCCAGAATCTATTATAAGTGTTGCTAAAGAGTTGAAGAAATACACCATTCGTCGCGAAATTGCGATATGTGGTGCTGAGATTAATAAGAAGATGAAGTCTATCTCTCCATCTTCTGATTACAGTGTTATCATTGAATGCGCTGATAAACTTTATAATGATCAAATTAATCTCTATGAAACTGGTGCAGATCAACCAGAAAATATTTTTGATGAAATGGAAGCTCTTGTTGAAGAGCGTGGAAATAATCCAGTCACTGAATTTGGATTCGCTGGACCGCATCCAAAAACTCAAGACATGTACGGTTCTCTTTTGAGACCGGGAAATATTACTGTTATCGTCGCTCGTTCAGGTGTTGGTAAGACTCAATTTTGCTTGGATTTTACTACAAAAGTATCTGAACAATATGAAGTACCAGTTCTTCATTTCGATAACGGTGAAATGAGCAAAGAGGAACTTATTTTTAGACAATGTGCTGCAATGTCCAAAGTTCCAATGTATCTATTAGAAAGCGGAAATTGGCGTAAGGCTGGTGCAGAAATTGTAGATAATGTTAGATCAGTATGGAAAACTATCAATAAACGATACAAGCATCTATATTATTATAATGTAGGCGGCATGAGCGTTGATGCACAAATCAGCGTTCTTAAAAGATTTTATTATTCCAAGATAGGTCGTGGAAATCCCATGATTTTTAGTTTTGACTATATAAAAACTACAAGTGAAAATGGAGGTAATAAAACCGAATGGCAGCTTGTTGGAGAGATGGTGGATAAATATAAGCGTTGTATTCAAAGAGATATCGTAAGCGATAAAGGCCCATGCATATCTATGATGACATCAGTGCAATCTAATCGTGCTGGTATCGTCACCAATAAAAATTCATCAAATATCACTGATGATGAAAGTATCGTTTCTCTTTCTGATCGTATTACTCAATTTGCTTCCCACTTGTTTATTTTGCGACAAAAAACTTCTGATGAATTGCAGAATGAAGTTGGTTTTGGAACACACAAGTTCATTAATATAAAAGCTCGCCATCTTGGTAAAGATATTGCTGGAGCAATTAACCCAGTAAAACTTGCAGATGGAACTCTTAAAAAGAATTTTGTTAATCTTGAAATTGCTAATTTCTGTGTCTCAGAAAAGGGTGATTATAGAGATATCGTTGATGCTCTTGGTACAAACGCAACTGTAATTAAAGATAACGATGACGACGTACCTAACCTCGATTAATAATCAAGCAGAGGCTATTGAAAAAACGTTGATTGATCTTGGATATCAATTATCAGATCGCGGCAAATACTGGCAATGCAATGCTGTTTA